ATCAGTTGTTGCTGAAAATATTAAAAACATAGAATTAAATTTAAGAACAAGATTAATAAATCATAATCAAAGAATAATTCCGGGACCAGCAGATGATTATATGTTACACGGAAAAAAAGCTGGATTAAAAACTATTTACGATTACTTTATTGAAAAAGATGTTTTATTCAGTCGTGGAATAAAATCAGATCAATCAATAGAGCAAGGTATAGAAATAATTAAAGAAATGCTTTATAATACAAAAGAAAATAATAATAGACCACATCTTTACTTTTTTGAAACTTGTAAATTTTCAATTGAAACTATATTCAGTTTAAAAGCAGATCCTACATATCCAGATAGACCTGCGCCAAAGCAAGCAGATCACGCTTGTGACGTTGTTAGAATGATAGTTTTAGAAGGTCAAAATAATTTCAGTATTAAAACATTATAATTTTTGATTTTAAATTAATAATTAAGTATAATATAAAAAAAAGAATAATAAAAAAGGAACAAATAAAATGACAAAAGCATGTGAAAAATCATCATTCTGGAAAAATAAAGAATATGATAGACAAATAATTAAAGATCTTATGGATGGTGTTGAAGTAGTTAGAAGAAAATACTTAATTCAAAATAATGCAGAAAATCAAACTAAATTCCAAAAAAGACAGCAGCAAGCACAACTAAGCCCACTTGTAGAAACACAGATCAATGGATTAGTGGGCAAAGGATTGGCATCTGGTATTTCAGTCAACTCAGATAATGACTTCATAAATTCTTTAAATAAAAATTTCGATGGTTTTAATAGAACTATATTTGATTTTTCAAGAGATTTTTATAAATTAGCAGAAACTTATTCAGAAGCATACGCATTCGTTGACTTTGAACAATTAGAAATCGATGAAAACGGAAACTTACAAAATGCTGACAATTTAAGACCTTTTGTTGTTATTTTAGATTTGAATTCAATATTACATACAAGAGACAACGGAAAAGAATGCACTTATTTAAGATTTAAAGAATATAAAACAATTTCTAATGGATATGACGATCAAGAAGTTATCTATATAAAAGAATTCGAAAAAAGTAACGGAAAAGTATATTGGTCTTTAATTCAAGTAATCGAAGATAGTGAGATAATTATTGTAAATAAAGAAGTTTACTTTTTAGATTATATACCACTTGTAGAACTGTATCCTAATGGTTCTAAAAAAATGTTTTCTATTAATTTATTTTGGAAAAATTGTGCTAACTTAAATATAGGACACTTTAATGCTTATTCTCATTATTTAAATTTATCGAAAGTTAATTCAATCCCTGTAATGTTAGTGAAAGCAGTAGGAAAGCAAGCTGGTGACACTATTGAGTTTGGTGCTGGGACAGCAGTTTGCACTGATAGTAAAGATGGAAGTATTGAATTTGTTGAGCCAAGTGGTGCTGGTTTAAATGGTGCGTTAGAAACAGTTAAAAAATTCGAAAATGATATTAATTTTTTTGGTTTAAATGTGAATACTGGTGCAAGTGGAAATCCAACCGCAACAGCGTCAGCAATAGAAGAGTCAACTGTTAACGCAATGCTTTCTGCTCGTATGATTTCTTTAAAAGATGCTATTGATAAAATTATAAAAATTATTATTGATTGGGAAAGCTTTAAAGATTCAAGTTTATTAAATGCTGAATATAAAGTTGAACTTAATACTGAATTCAATACTAAAGGTGATCAACTAGCATTACAAGCATTACTAAATGCATATGATAGACAAGCAATAAGTAAGAGAACATTAACTGATGGTTTAATAAAATTAGGTTTCTTAGATAAAAATTTCGATTATGAAAAGGATGCAGAAGAAATTGAAAACGCTATAAATGGATTAAATTTATTAAATAATGTAAATCAAGAGTAAAAAAAAAGAGATCTTTAATTAGATCTCAATTTATTTTCTTTATAAATACATTTCGTTGATATTCACTTAAAAAGTTATTTTTTACGAATTTAATTAATTTTTTAACTTGTTTAACTGGAACTCTATAAGATTTTAATGTTTTTTTATCAGTTTTGTTTTTATCTTCATTCTCATATACTTCGATCATATTTTCTTTAACTAAATAAGCTAAAAGAGATGGATACATTGTAAAGTATTTAAAAAAGTATGGATAAGAAACTAAAATCTGCTTTTTATATACTTCTGTAAAACTTTTTAAACTATAATAACCCAAAGTTTCCGCTCTTTTTATTTTCTTTTCTCTTTCATAATAATTTACTTCTGTATCTTTATCATATTTATTTAATTTAGTTCCAATTTTACTTTTTTTATTCATTTTTACTTTTATAGCTTTTTCAGTAAAAACTGGAACATTAGATATGTCAACTTTTTGAGTTAATTTTTTTACTCTTTTATTTTTATCTTCCATTTTATACTCCATTTTTAATTTTATTTAATTTAAAACATTCTTTTTTATATGCTGATAAGTAAAAAGCTACTAAAAAGCAAGATACTGATAAAAATGAAGACATTGATATAATTAAATCTAACATTTTATTACTCCTTTATTTTTATTTATTTAAAGTATCTATAAAAAAATAAATACTCATATTATAATTATACAAGTATTTACTTTATTGTCAAATAGTTTTACAAAGATTAAAAAAATATTACTGATTATAAAATTCTTTTAATAATATTGATTGTGATATTTCTTTGTCTGTTAAAGTTTCAAATTTTATTAAAATAAATTCATCTCCATCACTTTTAAATATTTCAGTATTAATTTTTTTTATCATATTATCATCACCATTTTGATCACTATATAAACTATCTAAAAATGCTTTTTTATAATTTGCTTTAAATACTTGATCAATAACATACTCTATATTATCTATGTCTTTTTGCTGATAATTAATAAAAAAACTAATATCTATTTTTACATTTTTATGATTTAAAAAAGGAATCATATCTTTATCTATTTGTTCTTTTATTTCGTTTCTATATTCTTTATATTTAGTATTAAAATATGCTACTTTATCAACTTTATAATGAACTTCATTATAACCTAATATTTTTTTAACATTAAATTTAAAAACTTTTGAAATCATCTTGCAATCATTAAAATCGTCAGCGAATATTGATTCTTTTGCTACTTTTGAAATCTCTTTTAAATTTTTTCTTTCTAATGTTTTATTATATTCGAAAAATTCATTATCTCTTTCATCTTCTTCGAAAACTAATGTATCTAAATCTATTAAATTATTGATTTCCATTCTTGATAGTTTTAAAACTTCTATCGCTGACATATTTGAATTAAATTCCATTTTATTACGCTCCTTTTTATTTATTAATTAAAACTTATTAGTGAATACATCATCTAAATCGTCATCTTGCTCTTCTTCTTTGATATAAAATTCTTCTTTTTCTTTTTCTATTTCATGAGAAAAATCTTCATCATAATCTTCTTTATTTTCTTCTTCTTTTTTAACTTCTGGTAAATGTTTTTTATTACTTACTTGTTTATTTTTTTCTGCTTCTTCTGCTATCTTTCTTATATTGATTTCTTTTGTTTTAATTTTGAAAGCAATAGTTTTCTTTAACTCTTTATCTTCTATACTATCAATTATAAAACCTATTTTTTTTAATTCATTAATTGCTTGTCTTATATTATACACGAATTTTTTTTCTTCCATATTTTGACTTAAAAATCTTTCTTTTAATTTTTCAATACTAAATGTATTATATTCTCTTATATTATTAGAAACTATTAAAGTGTACATGATCTTACTGTAATCAAGTTTTAACTTGCTGTATATTTTTTTGTATTCTATATTATAAATATTATTAGAATCTGCTTTCCAAAACATCTTATTAGAACTTGACATCTTTATCTTACATATGTTGTCATTTATTAAACCATAATCTAAAAGACCACAAAAATAAGTAGTTTCATCTATATCAAAGACAACTGTTAATCTTCTAAATTTAATTAATGATTTAGCAAACTCTTCTTTTATATGTTTTCTATTATTTATTTGCTTATGATCTGGATCTACGAAATCATAAAACTCTTTCATATTAAATTCAAAACAATCATCTTTAATTTGATTAGATTTTAATGTAATGAAACAGTAAGCTGCAAAATCTGAGGAAACATTAAGGTTGTCTGTAATTATTTTTACATTTTTATAATAAGAAAAAGAAGGCAATTTGATTTCTTGTTTAATTTCTTTATTTTTTAAATTAAATATTGGTAATGTTAAAACTGATCTATAAATTGAAAAGAAATTATTATCTATAAAAACCTTTTTATTTACTTCTTCAATTTTAGTTACTTGTAATGCCATTTTTTGCTCCATTTTTTTATCTTATATATTAATAATAGCATATTAAAATACTAATGCAATAGTTTCACAAAGATTTTTATAAAATTTACTATAAACCGGAACTTATAGTTACATAAAAACTTTAAAATTACTATAAACCAGAACCTAAAACACTATATCCCGGAACCGAAAACTATATCAAAGCTTAGTGCCATGCGGTTTTTAATTCTAATAAGTATTTAATAAGTATGTAAACGAAATTACAAATCTAATTTTTATTTAAATTTTTAGTTATTTTTGATCTATAAAATTTTTAACATGATGATTATATTTTTCTTGTTATGATGATGATGTGATGTTCTGATTATTATTTATTTTTATCTTATTACTTGCTTTTTATTTTAAAATTGTTATATCTATATTATAATATAATAGAATGTTAAAGCATTTTGTGATAAATTAAATTAATAAAAGGAATTAAAAATGATAAAAGAATATGATGATTATTTAGTTTTATTTATACCATACATCGCTCCATCTTTAAATAAAATATTAAACGAATACTTTAAAGTTTGGAATAAAAGAATGGGAACATATCTTGATAGAACTAAACAGTTTAGAGATAGATACATAGAAGAAACAAACATAATATTTAAAAATTCAGAAATAAAAAAAATAAATCAACCAATCTTCATCTCTTATTATCCAATTTTAGGATCAGAAAAACAAAACGAAAACGATAAAATGATAAAAAAATCGTATGATGTTGATAATTATATATATTGTTGTAAATGTATCACTGATGCTTTAAAAAACAAAGAAATATTTGAAGATGATTGTAATAAATACATTAAAAGTATATTCGTAAATGAATCTAATAACGAAAGAATATTAAAAACTTCGGGAATGATCGTTATAATTGAAAAACAAAAAGAAAATAATTTTCCAGATCTTAAAAAACAAGAAAAAATAAAAGAAAAATTTTTAAATGATTTAATAAAAGGACAAAATTGAGGATAAAAATGTTAAAAAAATTTACTAAACAATTAATTCAATACTTTATAATAGTTTGCACTTGTTCATTAACTGCATCTTATATGTATGAAAATAAAAATCCAGAAATAGCTTTAACAATTTTAGCAATTTATGGAACTATTTTAATTTTATTAATTTTTTCTGATGTAAAATCTATAAAAATAGGATCTTTTTTAGAATTAGAAAAACACGAACAAGAAAATAAAGAGGAGAATGATAAATGATCAACTTATTTAATAACTTAACTACTAAAATTTTAACTATAATAGTGATTATTTTAATTATTTTGGCTGGTTTTTTTTATTTATCAAATAAAAGTATTAAAAACGAATTAAACACTATAAAAACAACTAATAAAATGCTTGAAGAAAAGATTGAAAATCAAAATAAAAAAATAACACAATATATTGATTTAATAGATAAAAATATAAAAATTATAAAAGAATACACTGACAAAAATAAAGAAATAGAAAATAAATTAAACAATATTAATAATAAATTAGAAAAATATGATCTTAATAAGATATCTAAATCAAAACCAAAAATGTTAGAAAAAATTATTAATAATGGAATTAATAAAGAGAAAAAAGAATTAATGGAGATTACAAAATGATTAAAAATTTACTAAAAATAATTGCTTTAATTATTGTCGCTATACTTTCTTTTAAGTTGACTGGATGCTCTTCAAAGATAACTACACTAGAGACTACTCAAAAAGAATATAATGTTTTAATTCCTGAAGATCCACGCCCTATAAATTTAAAAGAAAATAATTATATAGTCAATAATGAAATGTTATGTATAAATATCGAAGACTATAAAAAAGAAGTCTATAATTTTCAAGAATTAAAGAGATATATTGAGCAATTAAAAAATCAAAATATTGCGCTTAAAAAAATAATAAACGAAATAAAAAAAGGAGATCAAAATGGAGAAAATAAATAAAAATAATATTAAAGAAATCATTAAAAAAGTCAACATAATTTTAATAGTTTTCATATTATCGTTTTCATTATTTTTTAGCTTGTTTGTTTTTGCTAATAATCAAAATAAAATAGAAAACAATACTGTTAAAGTGAACAATGGTTTTAAAGTTGAAATAAAAGATGTGGTTATCGAAAATAAACTATATAGATATATAATTGTCTTCGAAAATGATGTTTTATTTTTAATTAAACTATGCGATCATAGAATTACACATGAACAAGAAAAATCTTTATGTATGAAAGATAGAAAAATCATTTAACTGGTCTTATTTCTGTATATCTTTGAAATAAAAGTTCATCTCCAAAATTAAAAGTGAAAATAACTTCGTCATCATTATTTAATTTGTCAACTAATATAAAAAGATAAGTGTAATTTTTTGTATTCTTTCTATTTTTATTTATCTTTTTATTATTGTGAGCGATATGCTGATTAGTATTAATTAGTATGTTTTTTAATTCGAAATATTTATCATATAACAAGTATTCAACTGAGTGATCTTTAAGTGTTTTCATTGTTAATTCATAATTACTTATTATAATCTTTGTTAATCTTAAATCTTCTACATATTTCATCAATCTTTCGATATCTTCTGGTTCAAAAGTGCATGTTATTTCTTTACTATCATCGAACTGGAAATTACTCATTTATTTACCTTTTTTATTTGTTTAATTCTTTTATTTATATCAGCAATAAGCTTTTTTGTTTTTAACTTAACTATAAAGCATTTTAATTTGCTTAAAATAGTGTTACACATTAAATTTTTCACTTCTCTCCCCCCGTTACTCATTAAAATCACTAATTAGATCTATAATATGTGTAACCACTTCATCATCTATCTTTATATTATCAATTTCTTCATCATATTCTGATATTAATTCATAATAAACATCTTCAATTATTTTAGTTCTATTATAAACAACTTGATCAGTGTCTCTTTCATATTTTTTTATACAGTATTTTACAAGTTCAAAATAAGTCTTGATTACTATCTCATTGTATACTGTTTTATATTCATTTTCTTCATAGAAATATACATTATTATTTTCTTCTAATATTGTATACTCATTTAATAAAAAATAATCTCTCATATTGCTCTCATTTTTTTGTTATCTATAATCATTATAATATTTTTAAACTTTTTGTAAATATCTTATTGATTTTTTTTAATAATATATATATAATTACACAAAGAAAAGGAGAGTATTATGAATTATAAAGAAGACAAGAATAAATTGATTTCAATATTACAAGAAAGCATATTTAAAGACGACGAAATAATTAAGAAATTGATAATAAAATTAGAATACAAAAAATCACAGAAAGCATTCGATAATTTTATAAATAAAACTAAAAAAGATAGTTTAAAAAGTTTAAGTTTAGTTAATGCTTTCATATATACAGTATTCAATAAATTTTGACAACAAAAAACACTCTTAAAGAGTGCTAATTGTTTGCTATCTATTAATTAAGCATTCTTAATTGTGTTTTCTAATATTTTACGAATGCAAGCCATGTCTATTTCATGTAAATCGTAACCTTTTCTAACTTGTCTTATAACTAAATCATTTTTTATAAAGAAAAGTTCATCAGAATCTTCTGGATAAACGCTTATATGATCTTTATAAAGAGATTCAATTACTTCGTAAGCTGATTTGTTTTTATATTCTTCTAATATTATATTTTCATACATAATTACAAAATCTTTCTTTTCATATTTAACTTTTCCATAACTATTAATTTTTAATAATGAAAAACTAATTTCTTCTTCTGCTGTTTTTGCTTCGTTAATAAAAATATTTAATTCTTTTTTAATTTCTTCTTTATCTTCTATATATATATAATCATAAAACTCATCTAAACTTGTATAAGTATCAATTATATGATCAGCATCTTCCCAATCTGAAAAACTACCTCCGTTAAACATGATATTTTCATCTACTGCTTTTTTAAAAAAGTTTAAATCTAATTCAATTATTTGTTTCATTTTATTGCTCCCTATTTTTCGTTTACTTATATAGATAAATAATCTATCTATGATCTAATAATAGCATATAAAAATAATAATTCAATAGTTTCACAAAAATATACTTTAACAGTTGACAATATTGATTTTAGTAGTAAAATATAATCATAAACTATTAAAGTTTATAGAAAACAAAATAAATAAAGGGAGCAAATTATGGAAAATAAAATTGAGACATTTAACACAAGAATACTTAAAGATGAAAGTTTAGATTGTATAGTATTCAATAAGAAGATATTAAACACATTAGAGATCAGTGACGCAATCATAGAGAATAATGGTTATATATATAAAACATCAACAAGAATAAAGATTGCAATCAGTCAGAACTGTTTTAATACAATAATTAATGACGATATAATAATAAAAAGACATGAGAATAAGTTAACAGAAGGTTTTAGTTTAATAGAAGCTTTTAACGAAACAAACGAACAATTGATAATGACACCAAGAATTTATAAGAATTTCGATTTAACTTCTGGTTATATTTATATATTAAATGGTTCTTATATTGTTCACAAATTTAAGATAGTATTAAATAATAGTAAAAATGTTGTTGCTATCAGAGTAAGCGATACAGTGAACGATGTAATAATTAAAGACTATGATAAATATGGAAACTTAATTGATACTTACGAATTAGCAAAAGATTACAAAAAGAAGTGTAAAGAAATGTATAATTATATTGAATTTATTTAATACATAATAGTAAGCATTAGACACCCTTTAAGGGTGTTTTTGCTATCTATAATTTTTAGGTGGCTATATCTTTCAATCGTCTATATTAAACTTGTCTACAATACATCTTATAGTTTTTTAATACATATTCGTAAGCATATACTTGAACATTACTTGAAGTTATGAATATCATCTCTTTATTCTTCTCTTCTTCTTTCTTCTTTATATTTGTATCATTGTTAAATACATAATTATAAATGTCTTTAATATTCTCGCTTTCTGTTAGTTTTAAGCCGTCTTTACTCTTTAATGTGTATATCATTGAATGATCTCTTTTATTGTCCTTTATTTATCATTATAGTGTATTATATTATAGTTTTCAAATTATTGACGACTTTAAGAATTTAGCCACCTGAATATTTTGAATACTGATTGATTTGATACCTTTATTTTTATTATCAATTTATTGTGTCTTTATATAGTTTTCTTTATGTATTTTATTATGATGCCAATATTTTGACTAATTTTTTAATAGTGTTAGGTGTCAAATTATTGATTGCTTATGGTTTTAGCCGTCAAAAATCAGGCATCAAGAACTTTGAAAACTTTTTCGGGCGGCGGGCAAGGGGGCGGATGATATACTTTTTAATGATTTTATAATTACTATAAACCAGAACCATGATCATTTTTTTAGTTAAAAATTACTATATCCCGGAACCGAAACTACTATATCCCGGAACCGACATCGAACTTAACGCCTAGTCTCATGCACTTCTTCGATCTAATAAGTATTTAATAAGTATGTAAGCGAAATTACAAATCTAATTTTTATTTAAATTTTTAGTTATTTTTGATCTATAAAATTTTTAACATGATGATCATGTTTTTCTTGTTATGATCATGATGTGATGTTCTGATTATTATTTTATTTGTTTTATTTATGTTAAAGTTTAGAGCGTGATGTTAAAATTTTAATTTTATAACTGAATAAATTTATATCAGAAATAAATGAGATAAAAGTTTGATACTTGCACGATCTATCTTATTTAATAAAAAACCATTAAAACTATTGATTATTATGCTTAATATACTATAATGTATAATATAGATCATTGATTTATATTTAATAAATAAAAAAAAGGAGTAAAAATGGAAATATTAACAATAATAATTCTTTTAGTTATTTTATTTAATTGTATTTTTATAATATATAATTTAAAATCAGAATTAAAAGAAGTTAAAAAAATATGTAAAAAATCTATATTAAGTTATGAAGAAGAAAATAAAAATATACAATTAGAAAATTTTAATTTAAATAAAATAAATTATAAACTAATTGATATAATTGATAATTATATTAAAAAACAAGGTGTAAAAAAAATAAATTACATACATCAGATTAAAGATTTTAATAATAATATAATAGATTCTACTTCTATAATTAAATATTATACAGAAATAGATTATATTAATATTACGGATTATATTAAAGAAATAGAAAAACAAGGTGCAGATTTAGATTCTTATTTTAATAATATAAATAATTTTAAAGAAGAATTTGATTTTAAAGAATATTATGTAAAAGAAGATGAAAATATTAAAAAATATGGATTTCCAATTCAAGAAGAATTAATGGTTTTAAAAGTTTTAAAAGAAGGAGAACATATTTTAAAAAAAGAACAAATTAATAAATTTAAAAATATAGGAGAATAAAATGGATAATAATGAAAATTTAAATTATTCTAAATATATTTATATAGAAGAAAATGAAAAAGATAAATTTATAAAAAAAGAGTTTAATGAAGAGAATTATATTAAAACATTATCAGAAAATGAAAATTTAATAATATTTTCTGGTTTTACGGTAGATAAAATAACAGCAGAAATTGAATTTAAATTAAATAGTAATATTATACAATATGGATTTCCAATTACTGAAAAATTAAAACCTTTAAAAATTGGAGAAAAAGTTTTAACAAAAGAACAAATTAATAAAAATAAACATATAGGAGAACAAGATGACGAATAATTTAAAAGAAATATTAGAGACTTCACTAATCGCTTGCTTAAAAGAATCAGATTTAAATAAAATAAATATAAAATCCAGAAAAGAAAACAAAATCAGATTTCATAAAGATACAGTTAAAATCTTAAAATTAGATCAACACTTATTGTTTCCTAATGAAGTTAAAAACATCGAAAATGTTGGAAACTTATTTAATAGTTGCTTTAATAATTTTAATAACTCAATAATTAGCGAAATCGACAATATTGATTATATATATAAAAAACCAGAGTATAGAGCAGAACTTACTAATCAAACTTACTCAGAATATACAGAAATCGAATTAAAAGAAGGCTTAATCTGTTTATACAAAATAAGTCCAGTAATTAAAGAAGATGTAACTAAGGTTATAGATAAAGAAGTAATGGATGAATATATAGTTAAATATAAAGAAGCTTTAAGTAAAGAGTTGATTAAAAACCCAAACTTAACAGAAGAAGAAAAAGCATTAATAAAGATAGATGATCAAGTATTACAGATGAAAGTAATAAAATCAATGTTTAATGCAGAACAAAAGCATACAGAAGAAATTACTGGTTACACAGTAGATATTGCTTTCTTGTTTAAATTTAAGCCAATAAAATAATAGAGAAAGCTATGAAAGATACAATTATATTATGCACATTAGAAAATTTAAAGAAGATTGAAAGTTATGGTGTCGTTAATTTCGGCACTTTTAACGCTTTCAAATTAATGATTGCTACAATCGCACAAGAAAGCAATTTTAAGTATAGTAAACAGTTAAATAATGGACCCGCTATGTCATATTTTCAAATAGAACCTAATACTGCCATCGACATTATTAAGAATTATATTGAATATAGACCACTATTAAAAGATTGCTTAAAAAAGATTACTAAAATAAACATTAAATCAACTTATATAGAAGTAGAAGAGGAATTGTTCGTTAATTTTACTTTTGCGACATTTATAAGTAGATTAGTATATTATAGATCTAACTTTAAAAAACTTGGGTTCAAATCATTAAATGAGATTGATGAAGTTAGTGAGATGGCAAGAGTTTGGAAAGCAATTTATAACACAGAATATGGAAAAGGAAAAGAAAGCGAATTTATTCATAATTATAATAGATTCGAACTTGACAATTATGATATAAAATATTATAATGAAATAGTAAATAAGTGAATAACTTTTTTATATTTTTCATAATACCATATATTTATAAGTTTATAATAAAAATAAAAATAAAATGCTCCTTGTTTTTAACCTCTTAATTGAGGTTTTTTTTTGCATAAAATTTAATAAAAATGCTTGTAATATCAAATGAATATACTATAATATTAACATAAGTTGAATAAAACTTATATAAAAAAAATAAAGGAGTAAAAAATGGATAATCAAGAAAAAATATTAAAAGAAATATTAAAAACTTTAAAAGATAATGAATTAATAATAAATACTCATTTAACACTTATAAAAGTTTTAGAAGAAAAAAATAAAGAATTAAAAGAAAGAAATTATATTTCAAAAGAAAATGATCTTTTATTTGTTGATTTATATGTATATTTAAGAAAATGGGAAAAAGATAATAATATAAAAACAAATCAAGAAAACATTTATGTTGATAATTTTGTAGATAAATTTTTAATATTAGTTAATGCATATATAAAAGAAAATAATAATAAAAATGGTTTAGTAAATGATAAATAAACAACATAGAATATTATTATGTCATGATAATATATTAAATTCAAAATATTTTACATTACTTAAATGCCAAGATTTAAATGCAGTAAATTATTTTTATAATATAGTTGAAAATTTTTTTATTGATAGTGTATTAAAAAATTATGAATTATTATCAGAATGTGATTCAAAACCAGATTTAAAAGATTTTCCTTTTTATGATTATTATTTAAATGATGAAAATTATGAAATTTTTAAAATAATTAATTACGATAATATAATAGAAACATTTAATAATATAAAATGGTTTTATGAAATTTATCAAGATTTTGAATATACATTAAATGATTTTTATATTATTTTAGATTACATTCAAGAAAGAAGTATTTACTTAAATTTAAAACAAATAAAAAAATATAGAAGGATATAAAATTTAAACACCTCCGGGTGGTTTTTTTATGTAATTATTTTTATAAAAATGCTTGTAATATCAAATAAATATACTATAATATATATAAGATAAACAAAAAAGGAGCAAATTAAAATGGAAAATTTTATAATATTCGTAATATTCTTAACAGCATTATTTACAGTAAGTAGTTTATTTATTGCAATAGTATCATTCAAATCAAAACAATCTATTCCAGAAATAAAAAAAGAAGAAGAAGATCAGGAAGAAGATTTTCAATTATATACTGATGAAGAATTAAACATTGAATTACAGAAGTATGAAAATGATTTAATTAATCAGAAGAAAGAAATAAATAAAAAAGCAACTGATTATAATTTAATTTATAAAAATAATACAATTTATTCAGTAAATAAATATAAAGAAGAAACAGAAGTTTTTAAGAGAGTTTAATATGAAAAATTATTCAACTTACTATGTTAAAAACAATATGATCACTATTTTAAATATAGAAACCAAAGATGATGGTGCCTATATATTCATAGATAGAGAATTATCATATTTTCTACCAAACGAAGAAGATATGGAGGATCACTTAATTGAAAAAGGTTTCATGTCATTCGATGACAATGATAATATAAAACTTGAAGAGTGTGATAACTGTTTTAAAGATCTCGAAATAATAGTTTACGATTTAAAGAATAAGAATAAATCAAATAATTGTAATGTATTTTGTTATAATTGTTTTATAGAAAGTTGTAAATATAAATTAATTAAAGAAAGCTTGATAATGCTCACTATAATGAATTTAGATAAATTAAAAGAAAACAATGAAATAGTGAGCGAAGATTTATGCGACATATTAGTAAAGATTACTACTTTAAAGTTAGCAACAGTTAAGAAAGCAATAAATGAGTTTTCAAATAAATATGGTTTAACTTATAACGCTTACAATATTTATAATGTTAAAAAAATAATTAATAACTATGAGAAAGTTAACGAGATTTTATTTAGTAAGCTAAAAGAATATGAAATCAATACAATGTTAGACCTCGAAGAATTTTGGAGACAATAATGAAAAATAAAAAAAATAAATTTAATATAACATATTGTAAATATACAAGTTTAGAACAAATTTATTATAAAAATCTAAATACTTATGATAAAATAAAAGATAAAAAAGTATCAATAAGTAAATATAATAAATTAAAAGATAAAAAAGTATCAATAAGTAAATTAATGAAATATTTTTTATTTTCTAAATATATAAAAGAATTTAATTATAATTATATAACAGAAGAAGAGTTTAATTTAATTTACATTATTAATTATGAAGATTTTATAAAATTACATAATCGTATTAATAAAATAGTTAAATTAAATAACTGTAAAGAAATTAATTATAAAAGTTTTAAAAATCATTATATGAAAATAATAAAAGAAACTGAAAATTATTATAAAAGAAGTAATAAAAATTATATAGATTATTTTTTAAATAAAAATATAGATGAAAAATCTTTTATAGATAATGAAGAAGAAAATTTTAATAATATATTAAAAAGTATAAAATTGAAAATATAAAAAAAATAAATAAAATGTAAAAATAAAGGAGATTAAATTGAGTAATATAATATTTAAAGATCAACATGAAAATATTTATTTAAATTTAATAATAGATAAAGAAGTAAAATATAAAGTTAGTAAATTAATAGAATTAAAATTATTAAAATTTAGAGAATATATTTATAAAGAAAATTTTGATTATTTTAATGATAGATATCATACAGAACAACCCAATAAAGATATTAAAGTAATTAATGATTATGAAATAAATATTTTTAAATTTAATAAATATAAATCAGATGCAATAATATATGAAGAATCAACTAAAAGTTTTTATAAAGTTGAATTATTAATAAATATTACAGATTTATATATAGAAGATCAATTAAAAGAAGTTTATATGGATATAAAAAATAAAAATTATGATGTATTTTATAACAATAAAATAAAAGATTTAAAAATAAGCGATATAAATAATGATCAATTATTGTATTTATTAGATTATATTTTAGAAATTGAGATAATAAAAACAATAAAAATAAATTAAAAAAAATACACAAAAAAACTTGTAATATATAATAAATATACTATAATATTTTATATAGAGAACAAAAATTTAGAGTATACAAAATGTTAGAGATTACAAAAAAATATAGAGAGCAAATAATTAGCATGACTATTGCATTAGATTTTTATAACGAAATAATAAAGACAACTAAATTTATAGAAATCAATAATGTAGAAGAAGAAGATGATCAAGTTTATGGATGGGAAGAGTTAGATTTCCAAAATAAGTTGTCTAATAAAAAAAGGAGTTTAAAATGTTTTTGAATGCTATTGTTATAAATTACTTAATTATTGTTTACTTATTAGTAGTAATCAATGATGATATAGTAAGAGAAAGAAATGGTTTAATTAATGATTTTGTAGGAACTAAGGTTTTAGCTTTCTTGTTTGCTTTTATTAGTTGGTTTACTTATGTGCCATTTTTATTTATAAAAGAATACGATTTTAATTATTTTATGGTTTTATTATTCTATGTTCTTTTAGTTGTCATATTAAAGCTAACTAAATATTTTGTGGGGTCTTTTTATGAAAAAGAAAAATAAAATAAATAATGATTGTGATTTTATAAAATTTTGGTTTAAACCATTATCATCAGATTATAAAATAAAATATGAAATATATGATATAGAATTCATAGAATCTAAATTTAAATTTATGACATTTGAAGAATTTAATGAATTTTATAAATTAAGTAAAAAAAAATAAAGGAGAATAAAATGGAAAATATTAAGATAAGATTACAATTTATTGAATACATACTAAGAGATATTAAGAATTACAGCAAACAAGAGGAAATTATTTATAAAAAAGTAATAAAAGAAAAAATAGCATTAATATTAAGTAGTTCATTTATAACAGAGTTCGAAAAAAGAGAAATATATTATAACACTTTTGCTATCTCATTATATAAGATTGCAATGTATGAATATTACTTAAATATATCAACAAAAGCAGAGAAAACAGCAATCTATAATAAGATTGAAAATAGCTTAATAAATGATCATAATAAGTTATGTGAATTGATTACAGAAATAAAAGATTACGATAATGATAAAGATATATTAATTAAGATAAATAATTTGTATATAAATATATAACAATTGAAGAATTTAATGAATTAAGTAAAAAAAATAAAGGAGAATAAAATGAAAAAAGAAATAACAGCAGAAAAATTAATTGATATATTAAAAGGATTAATAAATGATCAAATAATATTTTCAAGTTTTACAGAAATTAGTTGTTTATCAGAAATTTTTTTAAAATTAAATATAAAAGATTATTCTTATAAATATATGTATTTTAATCAAGAAAAACTTGAATTTGAAGAAAATTTTTTATTATTTAAAAATAAATTTAATGAATTATTAATTAAAGAAAAAAGAAAAGAAGAGTATTTTAAAAAGTTAAATAAAATACAAAATAAAATACAAAAATTAAAAGAAGAATATTCTGATATAATAAAATAAAGGAGAGAATAAAATGGAAGAAAATATAAATAAAGATTTAATAAATCAAATACATCAATTATTATTTTTCTTAGAAGAAAACAGAAATATAAAAGTTGAAATAAAATCAAAAAGTTATAATCATTATGATAAAAATGGAAATATACATTCTTTTATAACAGATAGAAAAATTTATTTAGTATCAGAAGATAATAAAGAAAATGTTTTCAATTTTGAATTTAATTTTATAAAATAATAAAAAAATACTTTACAAATAAAAATATTATAATATACTAATAAAAAAACAAGGAGGAAATAAAATGGATAATAAAATACAAGAATTTAAAAACGAAAGTAAATTAAACTATATTTATGCATTTATAATTACAATTGTTATTTTTGGAATTTTTATAATATAATTTGCATCTTAAAGTAAAATTAAATATAATTAAAGTATATATTAAATTAGGTTTAGTATATACTTTTTTAACATCCAAATTTGTGAGGCAAAGAAATGGAAAATAATGATAATAATGTAGATCCAAAAGATCAGAACAACAATCAACCAAATAACTTACCAGAACTTGATCTTGAAAATGATCCAAGAGTTCAAGAACATGTGAAGGGATTAAAAAATAAAGTTAATGAATTATTAACAAAAGTAAATCAAATTAAAAAACCAGAAAATATTGACATTGGTTTAACAAAAGAAGAAATTGAAGAATTAAAACAATTAAAAGAAGCAAGAAAAAAAGAGCAAGAAGAAAAACTTAAAACTGAAAATCCTGATGAATTAATTAAATCAAAAATTTTAGAAGTAGAAAGTCAATATAAAAAATTATTAGAAAAAGAAAGAAAAGAAGTTGAAGAAAGGGATCGTATTTTAAACGAATTTAAATCAAAAGAAACTTTTCAAAAAATAGAAAAAGAAATAATAAAAAGAGCATCTACTGATATAAGAAAATTAAAAGATGTTGAAATAGAAGAACAAAAAGAATACATAAAAGAAAAGTTTGAATTTAATGATGATGGTGTTTTAGTTTCAAAAGATAATAAAATAAATAATCAGGGAGAAAGATATAATATTGATGATTATTTTAATGATTTAGCAACTCGTAGACCATACCTTTTTGATCAAATACCATCCGGTTCTGGAACTAAATCAACAACTTCAAGCACATCAACAAAATTTGATGGAAAGAAAAAATTAACATTAGAGGAAGCTAGTTATTTACTCGAACATGATCCAGAGAAATACAAGGAAATGAAAAAGCAAGGGCTTGGACCATTTTAAAATATGTTCTTTTGTAAAAACTTGAAAGTTATACCTCTAATATAGTAAAATATAATAAAGTATACATTTATGTGTAAAAAATAATAATAAAAAAAATAAATAAATAATAAGAGGAAAAAAAAATGTCAAATGATTTTAGTCAAAATATAACAAAAGTTTTTGCAACTGAATCTCTTCCAAGAATTACTGAAAACTTAGTAATGGCAGGTAAAGATAATAACGTAACTAAAACTTATGAAGCTACATGGAGCGGTTCAAATTTAAACATAGGAGATGAAATTTCAATCGAAGTTCCTTATTATGTAGATAATGTTGATGAATTTGTAACTACTACTCAAACATCTTACCAAAAGGCTCAAAATGTAAAATTAAAAGTTGAAAAACATCTTTACAAGAGACTTGAATTAAATACAAAAGACGCTACTTTTAACCAGAAAAACTTCTTTAATAACATGATTCTTCCAGTTATGGATGCTTTTGGTGTTGCTATTGAAAAGATCATATTTAACAAAATGTTGATAGGAACTTATAACTATGTAGAATTAGCGGGTGCTCCATCTTCTCTTGCTGATTTAACTAAGATATTAACTAAATTCAACAAGTTAAAAGTTAAGCAAGGAAGCCGTAGAGTTGTTTTAACTACAACTGCAAACGAAAAAGTTTTAAATATAGATTCTATAATTAAAGCAAACGAAAGAGCAAACGCTGAAACAGTAAGTACTGGTTATGTTGGTAATCACTTAGGTATTCAATACTATTTCTCTAACATATTAGATGATTTAGAAGTTGCTTCTTCAACTTTCTCAGGTGGTGCATTAAAAGGTGCATTAGTTAAGAATCAAGAGAACTTAGTTGTTACTTTAGATGGCGCTGTTGAAGGTGAAACAGTTAAAGCTGGATCTATAATCAAGTTAGGAAACGCTTCAATAGTTGCAAAAGCAGACGCTGTTGTAGATGCTTCTGGTGAAATACAAATATCAGTAGAAAAAGTAGGTTTCGATGTGGCAAACGATACAGTTGCAGAATTAGCAACAGTAGGTAAAAACTTCGGTTTCAGCCCTGAATCTATTGCATTAGCAACTATTGCGCCAGCAGTTCCAAGCGGACAAGTAGATAGCTCAATCGCTACTGACGAAGTAACTAAATCTTCTATAAGAGTAACTCAGGCTTTCGATATAGATACATTAAAAAATTATATCGTATTTGATTTATATGTTGCTGCTAAGAATATAATGCCTGAATTAAATTTCAGATTCTAATATTAGATAATAAAAAAAATTGAGATCTTATTATAGATCTCTTTTTTTTTGCAATTTATTCGTTATTTTGTTATAATTTTTATAAGTGCTAATAAATAAAATAAATAACAATAATAAAAATAAAAATAAAAAGGACTTAAAATGGAAGAGTTAAAAGAAGCTTTAAAAGAAATAAGAGTTATTCAGATAGAAATAAAAAGTTATAAAGAAGAGATTTCATTATTACATAATAGTTTAAAATATGAAGTTGAACATAGAAGAATGACGCAAGATAAAATAAAAGAATTAGAAGGAAAGATTGAAATTTTAGAAAAAGAAGTTAACGAAAGCGAATTAAAAATAAAAGAAATTGAACAACAAGTTAATGATATAAATGACTTTAAAAAAGATGTAAAAACATTATTTTGGAAAGTTTTATTTATAGTTTTAACAGCGGCTGGAACAGTTATTGCAGCTTATTATAGTTCATATTTTAATAAATAATTTTGGAGTAAATTAAAAATGTTAGTGCAAGATATTATCAAGCATCGTGTTTATTTAGAGATGCAAAAAAATAGAATTAATAAAAATGCATTAACTTATTTATTAAGTTCAATAGATGAATTTGATAAAATTTTAAAATTTTTAGTTGATAATGATTATAATAAATTACCAGAAAACATTAAAAAAGAAATAGATAAAATTATAACAGAAATATTTAATAAATATGAAAAAGAAGCAACTGATGGAATTATTGAAGTAGCAAAATATGAAAATTTATATAATAGTAATTTAGTTAAAAATTTAGTTATAAGTAAAGTAGCAGTGAAATCTTTATCAACTGATCAAATTGAAACTTTTTTAAATAAAGATGTATTAAATTTAAAATTCGATAAATCAATAAAAAATCAATCAGAACAGTTTAGAGAAATTTTTAAAGCAAATATAGAAACAGGAATTAAAGATCGTCTTGGTGTTGAAAAAATATCTAATAATTTAAGAATTAATTTAAATATGAAAAAAACACATCTTGAAACTTTAACAAGAACAGTTTTTCAAAATACTATGAATTTAACAAACGATGAAATATATAAAAGAAATAAAGAGTTTTTAAACGGATTAAAAAGAACAGCAGTTCTTGATCAATTAACTACTGATATATGTAGAAAAAATAATGGAAAAATTTACACAATTGAAGAATCAAAGGGAGTTCTTCCGGCTCATTATAATTGTCGTTCATTTTGGATTCCAGTAATTGATAAAGATTTTTTAATACCCGCACAATATAAAGATTTCGCAAAAACTCAGAAAGATGATATATTTAAAAGTGAAAGTGAAAAAGCTTTCAAAACTTCGAAAACTATGACAATAGAAGAAATGAAAAAAAGAGAACAATAAAAAATAAAGGAAAAATAAAATGACAACAACATATATTACTATTGAAGATTTAAGATTAAATTTTACAGAAGCAGACTTTCCACAACTACCAGATGAATCACCTGACTACGATCTTATAAATTCAGCAATAGAAAGAGCCGCCGTATTAATTGATGGCAAATTAAAAACGGCAGGAATAAAGTTTCCAATTTCTGCGGCTTCTATAATAAAATTAAAGACAACAGCAATGTCGATCACTCGTTATTTTTACAGCCAGCGAGATGGTGAGTTAACTGAATGGATTGAAAAAGAATATAAAAATCAATTAGAATTTTTAGATCAAATAGTTGTAGGAAACTTTAAATTAGATGACGAAGCAACACAAGCTGGCTTTTATAATTTATATTTCGAAATTAATTAAGGAGACTAATAAATGACTTCTTTATATATAGATTTCAACAGAGAAGATCTTCAAGTATTTAAAAAATTAGATCAAGAATTATTAAAAAGAAAAAGATTAATTTTTGATCGTGTGGGTATATATATGCTTGCAAGAACAAGAGAAAACTTTGATAAATCAAGAGATATATATATGAAAGAATTCGCACCAATAAAAACAAGAAAGAATGGAACAAGTAAGCCATTAGTTAAAAGTGCAGTCTTGCAAAATTCTTTCACAGTTGACGAATTTAAAGAAGGTATAGTTATAAAGTCAGTAGTTTATTATGCAAGCTTTCATAATGATGGCACTGATAAGATTAAACAACGCCAGTTTTTACCTAAAAATAATTTACCAGAAAATTATAAAAGAGATATACTTGCAATAATAGAAAATTCATTAATATTTGAAAGTTAATGCTAAAATGTTATATAATAAAATAAAAGGATGATTATGTATATAGTTGAACAAAATATAAACGAAATATTAAATAATCTAAAAACTGAATTAGAAAGTTTAAATGAAATTTCACAAGTTATATTCTATGATGGTGAATTCATTGGAACAGATTTTAAAATAAGTTTAAAAAGTGAAAAAGCATCTGTATTTTTAGATTTAGTAGAGATTGATACTTTTGAAAGCGAAATTCAACATGGTGAAGATTGTAGATTATTTATAAATTTATATGTAGTTGCTGGAAATAATAACAGAGCATACGACAAGGGAAATAAAAACACAAGTATAGTATGTATTAATGCAATAGAAAGTATTAAAAGAAATTTAAGAAATAATTTTTTAAATGTTAATTTAAATACTGAACCAGTTATAAGTGGTGCTAAAAAAATATTTAACAGCACATTAGAGAGTAAAGGTTCAACAAGTGCGTATATAATTACTTTAATGTATGAATTTACATATATAAAAGATTTAGAAGAATAATAAATAAAAAAAATAAACAATAAAATAATAAGAGGAAAAAAAAATGTCATCAAATATAAATTTCAATTATGGTGCAGATAAAAAAGCGTTCGGATGGAAAACAGAAGGTGCTTTGCATTATGCAATAAAAGATGCTAATGGTAACAGAATCTCAGCATTTAAAAGCTGGGGATACATTCAAGCCGTTCAATTAGCTTTCGATATACAAACAGTTGAACAACAAGCATCTTTATTCGGTCCTTTATCCGAAGTAGATTCTACTGAATTATCAAGAAGCGCAACTTTAACTTTAACTTTAACATCAGCACAAGCGGAAAACTTGAAAACTGTGTTACTTGGTGAATTAAATACAATCGCAGCAACTGGTGTAACTGATGAAGAATTAACTGTTGAAGTGTTTAATGATGGTATTACTCCATTGAATAGAATAATAAAAGAAATAACATCAGTTAAATCAAACGATGGTCTAATTACATATGAAGAAAATAAAAACTATGTATTAACCCAATCAGGTTTATATGTTTTCAGTGCAGAAGAACAAACAGCAAAAGGTGCTCTTGAAATATTAGCAGAAACTACAAAAGAAACTGTTAAAGTTTTAGGTAAGTTTGAATTACAGCACAACATTGAAGGTTTTACAACTTCTGGTGCTACATTAGAACTTTACTTTGAGGGTAGATCAACAGCTAAATCAGCAAAAGCTCCATTCTTCGTAAGAATACATAAAGCTAAGTTTAACCCAGCAAACTTTGATATATTATCAGATCAGGGGTATGGACAGTTCTCATTAAGTGCAAAAGTTCTTGCAGATTCAACAGTAAGTGGAGTTAATGAAGCAGGTCAGCAATACAGTCAATTCTTCTTCATGGCAACATCAAGATAATCAGCAAACTAATAAAATTGAGGTCTATTTTTATAGATCTCTTTTTTTTGATTTTTTATTAATTTAGATCTATAATATAAATAAATAATAGGGAGATAATGATGGCTAAAATAAGCATCAAAGATTATTCTACAAGAATAAGAAAAGAAAAAGTTTATATTAATGATGACGAATACATTGAAGTTAGAGGACTTAATACTAACGACCTCATTGAATTGTTTGCTGAAAGAACTGAATTAATGAGATTTATTTTTGAAGGCGTTGATTTTGAAACAGCAAGCAATGAAGAACTTGCAAACATCATGATTAAAAGAGGTCTTGATATTGCTATCTTAGTGTTTGCGATTGCAGCAGATGAACCAGAAAACTATATGGAGTTTAGACATTTATCAACTGATATTATATTGCAAGCAATGAGAAAGATAATTGATTTAACATTACCTAAAACAGCGAAGGAGTTGCATGACGAAATAAAAAAGATTCAAGCGATCATCAAGAATTTTACAACCATGATGAAATCCTGAATATAGGAAAAAAGTTGTATTTTGATGATCGTGGTTTCGGTGATAAATTAGAAACATTAATTGAAATGTGTCATTTTTTAATACATCACAATTTTGCTGTAATTATAAATCCATTTGAATTACCTATTGCTCAATTAAAAAAACATTATGAATTTCAAAACTTAATAATAAGAAATAAGTTGAGAACTGAATTAAAAAAAGATTTAAGTATTTTAAATGTTGAGCATGGTGATGCAAAAGGTTGTATAGAATTTGAGAACTTATTATCTAAAAGAGATAATTTGTAAAATAATAATAATAATAAAGGAATAAAAGATGGCTGGTGTAGATTTTTTAATAAATTTTAAACAAAAAGGTTTAGAGGTCGTTGATAAAACAAAGAAATCAATGAATGATCTATTAAAAGCAGAGCAAAATTTAACTAAGCAAGCAAAAGAGAATACAAAAGAAAATGATAAGCTTGCAAAAAGTTATGATGAAATTAATAAAGAACAAGAAAGCACTATTAGATCAACTAATAAAGTAAGCGTTGCTTTTAAACAGATGAAAGATAATGCTAAAAGTGCAATTGATAATAATGAAAAATTAAAAGATTCAATGAAGAATATAGGTGTTGGGCTTGGTGCAGCAATTGCAACAGCATCAGCAGCATTAGTTGCATATTCTAAAATAGTAATAGATTTAACAGTTGAACAACAAAGATTAGCAGATCAATCTAATATAAACTTTGAGAGATTTCAAGCATTATCACAAGCAGCAAGTCTTTTTGGTGTAGAAGCCGGAACATTATCTGAAAAATTAGCAGATATGAACATCGCAATTACAGAAGCGGCCAGAGGTGAGGGTGAACTTGTAGAATTTTTAAAAGAATTAAATATAAACGCAGTAGAACTTGCTAAATTATCACCAGAAGATCAATTTTATAGATTATCAGAAGCAATTAAATCAATTCCAGAGAATGAGGCTTTATTAGTTTTAGATAAAGCAAAAATTAAAGATATAAAATTATTAGCAGATAATTACGACAGTTTAAAAAATTCAGTAGAAGGGTTTATTGCTACGGGTTTAATTCCAAAAAATGCTGAAGAGTTTTCTGAATTTAATACAAATATAAAAGAAACAAAAATAAATATTCAAAACTTTGCTGCTACTGTTTTAAATGAATTACTTCCAGTAGTTAATGAATTATATTCAAAATTCAATGAAAGTTTATCAGAAGATTTTTTGAATTTAGAAAATGCTGATACTACTATAAAAACTTTAAAAGGAATTATAAATTTAGTTTTAATATTATCCAATTCTATATCAGTAGTTAAAAATGCTATTGAATTAGTTTTCGAAGTATTGATCGCTTTTGCTGTATCAGTTAAAGATGTTTTAATTGCTCCAATTAATGTATTTATTGAATTTTTAAAATCTGTATTTCAAGTTAATTTTATAAATGTTTTTGAAACTATTGGAAATAAAGTATTAAAGTTAGGAAATTATTTTTTAGAGTTACAAGCAAAAGCAGAGCTTGCATATTCTTCAATACTTGAAACATTAGGAGCAGATGAAAAAGCATCAGAAGTTAGAATTAAAGCATTAGAAAAACTTGCAAAAGTTGCAGAAAAAAGTAAAGAACTTGATGTAGAATTAGATATAAATTTCGAAACTTCTAATATTGAACAAGAATTCGATAAAGTATTTAGTAATAAATTTGAAGTGTTTAAAAGTAGATTTAAAAAACAAACAGATGATCTTTCAGAAGACATTGCTGATATATTTAAAAATGTTGATGAATTATCAAATCCTGATCGTCTTGATACATACGGAACAAAACCAGTTAAAAATAAATCAGATGAAATTAAAGACATAACTATTGATACATTATCAGAAATTAATAATTTAGCAAAAAATGCACAAACTGAACTTTTAGATGCTTTAATTCCCTCATTAGAAGATTATCAAAATCAATTAAATAATTTAAGAACTAAATTTGAATTGGGTGATATTTCTGAATCTACTTTTAAAGATGAAGGTGTTGATATTTTAGAAAATATTTTAAATTTAACAAAAGGAACTAATAAAGAGTTAGAAGCAAGACTTCAAGCTAAAAAATTCATTGAAGAATTTGATAAAAAAGAAGAAGAATCATCAAAAAAGAAAAAAGAACAAGAAAAAGAAAGAGTTGATATTTTCGAAAAAGTTAAAATATTACAAGATGAATATAGAGCTGGTTTAAAAACTGAAGAAATTTCACTCGCACAACAAGCCGCTGAATATGATAAAATAGCAAAAACTTCAAAAGATCAACAGGTTGTATTACAAGCATTAGTTGGTTTAAGAGAAACTGAAAATAAATTATTAGATATTCAATTACAAAAACAAAAAGAAATAAAAAGACAAGAAGATGAATTATTAAATAAAAGAGTTGAAGTTTTAAGAGCGCAGGGTAGAGAATTAGAAGCATTACAACTTGAAGAAGAAAGCAGAATTGAAAGAGTTAAAGAGCAATTTACTGATTTAGAGATGCAAGCAGAAGCTGTTGAATTAGAAAAAGCACTTATTAATACAGAAAAAACGAAAGCACAATTAGATGAAGTAAAACAACAAATTGATGATCTTAATGCTGAATTAAATTCTAACAACTTCTTTACTGATGCAGATCGTAATGTTCAAATTCAAGAAGATTTAATTCGTCTTAAAAAACAACAAATAGAATTAGAAGGAAAACATGCAGACGCCATCGATAAAACTTCATCTTTATCATTGTTTACTTATGAAAAAGTTGCAGAAATAACTTCGGACTCTTTTGATGTATTAGCAGAAGCGTCAGCAAACATCATCGCTCAAACTGATTCAACTTCTAAGATAGTAAGAAAAGCGATGGCTGATATATTAACAGAAATCAATAAAGTTTTACTTAGACAGTTAGCATTAAATATTGCTAATCAATTAGGAGGCGGAACGATGGGAGGTGGCTTTGCTGGTGCATTCACTAACTTGATTTCAACAGTTGCAAGAAATCATACAGGAACGAATGCAATAACAGCAGATCATACAAGTGGACAATATGGATTACAACCTGATGAAGTTTTAAGAGTATTGAATACTAACGAAATAGTAATCAATAGAACAGAAGCTAAAAATTTAAAAAATAAATCAACTCCATCATCTGTTAATGCTAACGTAAATATACAAGCCAGCAGAGTAGCGCCAGCAATCATCAGAGAAGGCTATTCAGATCTTGACGAGTGGGCAAAAGCAAGAGGACTTTTTAAATAAAGCTTTCTATTGAATTAATTGATTTAATATATTATAATAAAAGAAAAGAGGATAAAATGGCATATATAGCAAGTAGTGCAAGTAATTTTCAAGATTTAATAGATAAAGTAAAAGCTAATTTAGTGGCAAATGGCTGGCTTAATTTATTAGATAGCGTTGTAAGTTCAAGTAGAGAACTTTATTTTAAGAATTCAGTAACTGATGTAATCATCGGTTTTAAAGAAGTCTCATCAAGTCCAGATTATTTTAATTTATTATTAAATTCTTGTTCATCTTATTCAGGATCTTTTGATTGGTTTAATCAAATTGGATCTATTCCACATTTTCCAAATAATACAGCATCTTCTGGTAATGCTATGCCAGTTTTAGCGTGTTTAAATACTCCGATGAATTATTGGGCTTTTATTGATAATGATAGATTAATTTTAGTAGTAAAATGTAACACTTCTTATAATTCATGTTATCTTGGTAAATTTGAGCAGTATGGATCTCCTAATCAATACCCAAAACCTATTTTTGTAGGTGGACATGCAAAAAACTCTACAATGTTAAACTCTTATACTGGTTTTGAAAATGAATGTTTTATATATGAAAATGCTGAAAAGAAAAATAATTGTGGTGCAAGATTAAGAAAATATGATTCTACATGGTTAAGTATAGGTAACAGTTCTTTACAATTAGATACAGGTTTCGGTGCTATATATCCAACCTCTTCATTAGGAATTGAAAATAATTATACAACTGATGGGACTTATGATGTTGAACCACTAATATTATACACAGATACAAGCGCAGCCGGTGAATTAAAAAATATATTTTGGCTTGCTGGGAGAGGTTTATCAGCAGAATCTGAAATAACAATTGATTCAGTTAATTATATAATATTTCCAAATATTTTTAGAACAACTAATAAAGATTTTTATTGTATTAAAAAATCATAATAATAAAGGATAATAAAATGACAGTATACACAAAAAGCACAGGAATAGCAACAGATAATGTTGATTTAATAACTAAATTAAGAGATTTTTTAGTAAGTAACGGTTTTACATTAGAATTATATGCTGATAATATAATAAGTTCTGTAAATTTAGGTAAAAGATTACATCTTTCTAAAAACTCAGTTTATTATAATTTTGCTTGTTCTATAAATAATTCAACAGTATCTAATACACCTACTTGGACAAGTGCAGGAATTTCTGAATTAGCTGGTAATTGTTCTTTAACATTTAATTCATCATTAGATTGGTATGTAAATAATCCAGAACCTGATATAGCAGCGGCTGAAATAAAAACTAACTCAACATATTGGTTTTATGTAAATGATAAAAATATAATAATAGTTATAAAATACGCAGCAAACAAATATACTTTTTTAAGTTTAGGTGAAGCTGATAGTTTAACAGTTGATAAAATAGTTTATCAATCTTCATCTTGTCAAAGAACTTTAAGCGGTGGTCAATTAGTTAAAATTCCTTTATTTAAAACTCTTAAAACTGGATTTTTTAAAGGATTCGTTTATAATGAAGAATCAACAGGAGATGGAAGAGTAAATCATTTTAATGAAAATATTAATGGCGGTCCAACATTTTATATAAATACAAGTAATGATAATGGTATAGTAAACAGATCTGATAATGTTTTTAATGGTACATCTATATTAATGCCAATTAAATATTATATAAGATCAGGATCTTTAACTACTCCAACTTTTACATTTAAAAAAATATTTATAGTTAATTTTAAAAATCATACAGCAGAACAAAATTTAAATTTAGGAACAAATAGTTACGATGTATTTCCATTTTATCAAAAAGAAAGCCCACAAGTTTATACGAATACGCAATCTTGGGGTATGGGTTTAGCAATTAAGATTGCGGAGTAATAAAATGAAATTAACTTATGTAAACATTAACAACACCCCAATTGATGTCTTACTACCTGCTGACGAAATTAAACCATATGAAGTCAAAATTTTGTCACAAGGAACACTTGTCAATAAATTGGCATCTAATAATGATCTCATAGAATTTGATGGCTTTATTACTAAACAATTTAAAAATGAATTATATAATCAAATACATGTAATTAAATTAAACTACGATGTTGGTTATGTCAGCGAATACACACAAGACAACATAGAAGTTTGGAACTCTTATTATGTAAGTAAACAAATAACAGACTTCTCTACTTCGTCATCTGACATTACTATAACTAATCCAAATAGTTTACCAATTAATTTAGTTACTAATTCATCAGAAAACTTTACATTAAATATTGAAAAAGTTGGTGAAGTTGTTATTAATGAAACTTTTAATTTTACAGTATCAAGTCAAGAAATTCAGGGAACTATAAATGGTATTCGTGCCAACTTATTTGATTTTAATCACTCTTGGGTTAATGATTTTCAAGAAAAGTATTTTTATTATACTGGTATAAATAAATCTGTTGGCTTAATAGAACAAAGAATTCCTCTAATTGATTTATGTAATTATTCTTGTCAATATTCTTACAGATTAAAAGATCAAGATAAGCAAAAATTAGATGCTATTTTATACAACAATGTTAATAGTTTGATAGCATTACCTCTTTATCAGCATGTTAGAAGAGTGATATTGGCTTCGAATGATATTATAGAAAGCGATTTAAAGAATACAGTTTATCAAAAAAATATGCAAGTATTAATAAAAGATAATAATAAAAAAGAGATTGTAACTATTAAAGAAATTGATTTAATAAATAATAGATTAACATTGACTAAAAATTTAATTAATTTATATAATAATGCAATCATTGTTCCCGTAATTCTTTCAAGAACTATTGAAGTCAATACTGAGAATATTTTACCACATTTTACAGACTACACTATTACATTTGAAAAAGAAATTGACGAACTTGATATGTTAGAAATTAATAATAATAATGTAGTCTTAAATAAAGTAAACAGTATAAACTACTTAGAAAAAGAACCAAATTTCAATGATTTAAAAGTAAATAAAGAATATACTTATAATAATACAGTTTTAAGTAATGAGTATGGAATAAAAGCATTTTATGAATATAATAAAACAGCAGAGATCGGAATATCTTATGATTATATAATTTTTAATAAAGATAAATTATCAGAAATTAAAAAAGTTTTTAAAGATAATTTAGGAGCCTACGGAGATCTTTATTTAAATAATTTTAACTCAGATATTAAAATAGTTGAAAATATAAATGCAACTGATACAATAATAATAATAGAAAATATAAATGCGTCAGTTTTTTATAAAAATAATTATTTAAAATATATAGTAATAAATTATGGCGGAACTAAAAAAATATTAGAATTTAATAATATATATAAAATTGACGAAAATAAAGAGGGGATTGTTTTAACAGAAAACGCTGGTTTTAATTTAAATAAAAACTCTATTAATTATTGTAATTTTTTATTTAGAGGTAGATTTGGAAATGATGATCTTGATATATCATATAAAAATAATGAAATTACAGAAGCTAAAATTAACTTTATAAAAAATGTTGGTGTAGAATGATTAACGAAATAAATAGACTTTTACAAATAAAAGCAACAATATATAAATTTTCAATAGGAAATAAAAATTATTGTTATACAGATGCAAGAAAAGACATTATTTTTCAAGATGAAATTTATAAAAAAATAGTAATATCAAACGATCCCATCGAAAAACAAATTGGTTCAGCACCAGAGAGTATTAAAATATATACACATTTAAATACAGAAATAGCTCAAAAGTTTTTATTGAATTCACCTCAATGCGATTATATAATTAGAGAAGTTTTAGTTAATTCACCAGATTTAAATTTTACATTTATATCTTCCGGTGAAATTATTGGAGCAAATACTAAAAAAGAAACTGTTACACTTGAAGGAATTGATAATTCAAAATTATTAAAAGTTCAAAATTTAAACTATACTTTTTCAGCATATTGCGATCATGAAATATATAACACAGAAACTTGCACATTAAATTTTGATGATTTTTCTTTTACTACTAAAATTTTAAATATTTCAACAAATAGAATAATATTAACACTTGAAGATCTTCCATCAGATGTTACATATTTTTACAATGGAATAGCAAGAAATAAAGATAATCAAAACCAGATGATTGTAAATATAAATACATCAACTAAACAAATAGAACTATTAAATAAATTAGATTTTAATGTAAAAATAAATGATATAATAAAAATTGCACCAAACTGTAGAGGATTGTATAATATATGTAATAGCGTTTTCAATAATATTGAAAATAATACAGCATTTATAAAAACCAGAGGAAATCCATTTGAAAATTCTGGTTTAAAAAAATAATAAAAAAGGAATAAATAAAAATGTTCAGTATTTTCGTTTTAACATTAGCATCAATCGCAATTAATTATCTGATTTGGTATTTAAATAAAGATGATAGTAAACAAAAAAATAAACCACCATCTAAAGATCAGTATAATTTTCCAACCGCTGATCAAACAAGACCCATTCCTAAATTTTGGGGAACAATTAAATTAAATTCTCCTAATGTTTGCGCTTTTCAAATAACTTCACAAGAAAGAATAGTTATAAAAACAAAAAGTCTTTTTGGAACTGAAAAAACTGAAACTCCAAATTTTAAAACTTATGTAGATATGCATCTCGCTCTTGCTTTAACTGATGAACAACAAGGTGCTAAATTAAAAAAAATATTAGTTAATGACATAGAAGTTTGGAATAATTCAAGTAATGCGTTTGGAGATGTTTCATCATCTATAAATCAACCAGATTTTTTTGGAGAAGATAATGGAATTTCTGGATCTTTTGATTTTATGAGCGGAAAAACAGGTCAGACAGCTAACTCTTATTTAGTTAACAGATTATACGACAACTTAGGCTTCAAGTGGAGAAAACTTTCTCATATAGTATTCAAGAATTTTTATGTTGGAAACTCTACATCAATAGCGCCATTTTCTTTTATTTTAGAACATGCACCAACACCTCATTGGGCGAATGATACTTATTCAAATTTTGATGGCGATTGTAACCCAGCAGTTGTCATTTATTACATGTTAACTGAATATTTTGCGGGCGGAAGAATAAAAGAAAGCAAGCTTGATCTTCAATCTTTTATAGATTGTCATGTAAAATTATATAATGAAAGATTGGGAATAAGTTTATTAAGACAAGAAAGTTCAAGTATTGAGACAGATATTTATGACATTTTAGAAGTTATTGATGGACAATTATATACAGATTTAACAACTGGAAAAATGACATTATCTTTAAATCGTGCAGATTATGAAATTGATGATTTATTACATTTAGAATTAAATAAAAACATTCAAGAATATGAATCAAGTAATACATCAGCAACTACAACAGTAAGCGAAATAAGAGCAACTTATACAAATAAAGATGAAAATTTCGTTCAACAATATCAAATATGGAGAAACGAACAAGCAAGATTTAAAAAAGAAAAAGGTGAAGTTAAAACATTAAATTTTGACATGATAACAAAACCATCTCTCGCTTCAAAAATTGCAAGAAGAGAGGGCGAAGCATTAACATCATCATTAATAAAATTAAATTTAACAACTGATAGAAGTTTAAGCACAAAAAACATAGGTGATGTAGTTAAAATAAGTATTGATAAACTTGGAATATATGAAACACCATTTAAAATTACTAAAATTAATTATGGAAGTTTAAAAAATTTATCAATAAAAGTTGAATTAATACAAGATCTTTTCGGTAAATATAACGCTATATTCTCAGAAACAAATCCAAATACATCTACATCTACATCAGCAGAAGCAGTTCAATCAAATTTAAAAATTATAAACGCACCATCTTATTTTAATAAAAATTTAAATGTAACTAATAATTTAATATTAACATTTGCAGAAAAACCAAATAATAGACAATTAAATTATGATTTATATACTAAAAGAGGAACGAATGATTATAAAAAGAATGGAACTTCTTCTGGTTTCTCTTATGTTGCTAACTTAGAAAATAATATTGAAATACCTGATGATGAAATAGTTGTAAATAGTAATAATTTTAATATACAAAATTATGGAATTGATCTTTTAAATAATGGTTATAATTTAGCTTTAATATATGATGAAACTAATAATAAAAATGAATTTATAAACTTTGAATATGCTGATTATAATTCTTCATTAGATCTTTATACTTTAAAAAATGTTAATAGAGGTTTACTTGATACAATACCGCAAAAATTTACTAATTCGACTACTAAAATTTATGTTTTTAGTTATGGTTATGCTATCAATAATTTAGAATTCTTTAATGATAGCGAATTAATAAAAGTTAAAAGTATAAATAAAACAGTTAGCAATACACAAGATTTCAATGACGCTACTGAATTCAATTTTACAGTTAGCAATAGACACAAGAAACCTATAAATGTTAGTAATCTAAAAGTGGATGGCGTTAATTTTACAGACGATCAAATAATATCACATGATAATGATGTATACTTTCAATGGTCATATAGAAATAAAATTTCAAGTATACAATATTATAATGAAGTTAATAATTTGAATAATGATGGTAATTCTGTTAGAATAAAATTATATGACATAAGTAATGTTTTATTAAGTGATGTAACATTATCAGCGAATGAGACATCTTGGGCTTGGACGCATGAAAGTTCTTCATATGTTCATAGATTACATTACATAAGAGCAGAGATTTATACTATTAAAGATTTAATTGAATCTGAACAGAAATATGATATAATAATAAGAAGAATAGATTGAAATAAAAATGAATAATTTAATAAAAATTGACGAAAAAATATTAAACACAATGATTCCTAAACGAGATTATCATTTGTTAAAATATACAAGCAAATATCCAAAAAGATTGGAAAGAATGGAAAATTTATTAAGAGATGGAGAGTTGTCACAATCTCAATGTTGTAAATATGCTAATTTTCCATCCACAACTTACTTTTTAATTTTAAAATATGCTGAATTAATTTTTAATTATTGTGAAGAAAATAATATTGATTATGAAAATTCTGAGTATTATGAGATTATAAAAGCATGGAAAATACTTGATAAAGCGTATATTGATGGACAAATAAAAGGAATGAGAATTATATCAGAAGCAGCAAAAGATCGCTTTTCAGTTGATGAAAATGGAAAAGAATTTTTAGTAAAAAAAGGTGATTGGAAAGCACAAGCGTTCTTATTAAAATATTCAAGAAAAAATGAATTTGGAGATGTTGAAGATGATTCTAATTCAGGAAATTCAGGAGTTACTATTAACATTGAAATTCCCAAAGAATATAATCTTAAAGATATAGCATTAAGTTCTCAAAAGCATTTAATAGATAAATCAAAAGAATAATAAAAAAAATAAATAATAAAAAAGGAAAAGAAAATGGCAAGTTATTTCTATAAGACAAAAAAAATCGAAACATTTGTTTTTGCACCGATGCATCAAGTAAAAACAGCATCTGAAATTTATACAACTTTATCAATAATAAATAATTCAGATTATGATGTTAAAGTAATAGAACATGATGGAACTGGAACACCAGATCAAACAGAAGGCACATTGTTAGGATCTAAAAAAATGTTAACTTATGATAATCCTCCAAAAAATGCTGTTTATATTTACGGAGCTACACCAGCCCCAACTACTATATTAGTAAAATATTCAGAATAATAAATAATAAAAAGGATTAATAAAATGAAAATAACAGACTTAAAAACAGCAGCATCAGGTGGATCATCAGGTTATGAATTTGCACCGGGCGATGTTAAAATAACAACTAAAAACTTTGAAACTGGTTTTTATAATTTAAATTATGCTAATTATTTAGTAAGAAAAACAGACACAAATATAAATCAAAATTTATCAGGTCCATCATTAGATTTATTTGAAATAAGTAATAACGAAATGACAAATGGAACTGGTATCGGTGATTATAGTGAAATTTATAAAATAAACGCAACTGATTATATATCAATTATAATTGATTTTTATCAGCCTGGTTTAAAAGATGATACTAATGTAATAATTAAATATATATCTGATGGAAATACTACTGATACTAAAACAATGAATTTTGCTTTCGCAACTGGTTCTGATAGTTATAAATTCAGATCTGTTTGTAATTATAACGATGTTTTATATTTCTTTAAAGATTATGAAGAATCTCAAAATAAAGACTATTCAACAGCAATATATAAAATAGAAATTGATAGCGTAAATAAAACATTATCAACTATTTCAACTATCTCAACAGTAAATAGAAGAATATTAAAAGCTTTTTATGATAAGACTACAAGTAGATATATAACTATTGAAAATAATATTGAATCAAATCCATTAATTACAGCAAGCGAATATGCAAAATGTGGAATATTTAAGAATGCAGATTTTGAAAGCATTAATGTATTATCTAACTCAACAGCTTTCTTTTCAATTGATGATGCAGAATTTTATGATGGTTTCTTTAAAACAACTATGCCTCCATTATCTACATTATCAAATATAAATGACGCATCAAGATTTTTTAGTATTGCATTTTATTCAAACGAAGATAATAAAATTTTCGTATATAATAAAACAGAAAATAATTATACATTAGTAAAAGATAAAGGTGAAGTAACAGAAAGTATTGTGTATAATGTCATTGATTTATTAGATATAAGTGAAGTAAGTATATCACAAAATCCGCTTTCTTTTCATCAATTTGGTAACGATTATATTGTATACTATGCAACAAGTAATCCAGCATCTGAGCCATGCAAATCATTTTCAGTATACAATAAATTAGACGAAAGCAGTAAAAGAATACACATCGAAAACATTGATAACTTTAATAAATATGGTTTCTTATTTGTTAAGAATGTAGTTGACTATGTAACTTGGGAACCATCTACTGCTGTGTTAACTCATTATACAGATGTCGATAGTGTTGTAAAAAGAAAAGTAACAACTTTTAATAATACAGTTCATTTAAATATAAATGATAAAACTATGAATAGCTTTCCTCAAGTTTATTTAAGTCCCGAAAGAATTGGTTACAATCAATATGTCAACAATGAAAGTAATCTTTATATAGTTGACGATATGGGTGCAATAGTTGAAAAAACTTATAAGTTAGCAAGAATTGATTACGATCAATATAACTTCCCTTATGTATATGTTGCACAAGTTACAAACGCACCAACTGGCTTATTCTACTTATTAAAAGAATAATAAAAATTTACAATAAAACTTATGGAAGATTTAGGATCTTCTGTAAGTTAATCAATTAAAATTTAAATTTATATGAGGTATAAATGAAAATTCAGAAAAAAAAGAAAGATCCGTGGACTCCACTCAAATCTTTAAATCCAGAAACGAATCCATTATCAGTTCAAGAGTTAGTTCTTGCTTTTTCAAAAAATGATGAAAATTTAATAAATGATCTTATTATGCAAGGAGGAAGAGGAACAGGTAAAACTGAGACAATTAGTTCTGTATATCTTCAACATGTAAATAAGGGTTATGGAGAAAAATGGAAGGGTTTATGTATTAGACACTCATATGACGCATTAAAAGATGTTTTTGATAGATTTAAAACAATATGTGACTCTTATTTTTATGAAAATGTTGAATATAAAGTATTAAACTCATCAGACGAATATTGTGTAAAGTTTAAATGGGGAGAAGTTATTTATTTTAGAGCATTAGATAGCGTAAAAACATATGAAACAAAATTCAAAGGTCAAGAATACCCATTCATCTGGATTGAAGAATTGACCTCATTGAATAGTATAGAATTAGTTGATTTAATATTAACATGTAACAGAGCATCAAACACTCAAGATGGATTAAAAGTTCCAGTAATGTTTAGAGCAACAACAAACCCTGATGGACCCATACATGAAGCAGTAAAAAGAAGATATATAAAAGCATCTGAGCCGGGTGAAATATTAGAAAGAGTTATTGAACATCCATTGAAAAAAGGAACATTTATAACACATAAACAGATGCAATTATATACAATTTTAACTGAAAATTACATGCTTCCTGACGATTATGTATTTAAAATTGAAGCATTAAAACATACTAATTATAGATTATATCGCATGTATATGTTTGGTGACTGGGATGTTCAAACTGATACATTATTTAGTGAAGTTTATGAACATTCAAAACAAGTAATAAGACAATTTAAAATTCCAGAAAATTTTCAAGTTAAAAGAGCTTTCGATTGGGGAACTTCTGATCCATTTTGTTATTTAACTTATGCAATAAGCGATGGAACTCCATTTTTAGATCATACTGGAAAATTAAAACAAGTTCCGAAAGGATCAATATTTATAATAAAAGAGTATTATGGTGCTGAAAGTTTAGAAAATCCAAAAAAAGGTTTGCAATTAAACCCATCAGTTGTTGCTGAAAATATTAAAAACATAGAATTAAATTTAAGAACAAGATTAATAAATCATAATCAAAGAATAATTCCGGGACCAGCAGATGATTATATGTTACACGGAAAAAAAGCTGGATTA